TTCATATTGTTATTTAGGGAAATAAAAAAAAAGGGGCCGAAGCCCCTTTTTTAAGTTTTGTATCAACAAGGATTACATTAAGTTTGTGACTTTAACTCTTCTGTAATATTTGTTTGAGTTAGCAGAGATAGTGATTGCTCCATTGCTTCCAGCTCCTACCGTTCCTGTGTGGAATGGGTTTGCAGCGATACCGTATCTAGTTTTGAAACCGATTTTCGGTTGGAATGAGTTCTCACCAACAGCTCTTACCATTTGTAGAGGTACATATGGGCAGTAGAACATACCAGCATCGTATGGTGAAGTTCCTTTGTATCCTACCACATAGTATTGTGACGCAGCGATGTTTGCCGCATATGGGTCAACATATACTTTGTATCTACCGTTAAGTACACCAGCAAAAGTTGTGCTTGTGTCATCAACATTTAGGTTGTTGTTAAGAGCAGGTGTGTAATCTAATACACCAGCCATTTGTAATGCAGACGCAACATCAGCTGAAGTGATAATCATATTACCTTTTCCTCTTCTGATTTGTTGTCCGATTGCGTTAGCGTCTCTCTCGATTGCGAATAATAGTCCTTTGAATTTCTCAACTGACCATCTTCCATTTGAGTCTGTGTCTAAGTCAAAGATACCTGCAGTAGTTGTATTTACTTGTGCGCCTTTTACAGCAGAGTTGTAAATATTTCTTACTACTTCTCTGTTGATCTCTGTTAAGATTTCAGCAGATAGTATGTTTGCTAATTCAGTCTCAGCGTCTAAACCATGGATTGCTTTTAAGTCTTGAGCCAATTCCATTGTGTATTCAGCTTTTAACGCTCTTGATACAGCAGTCACAGTGTGCTTCTCGATTGAGAATGCCATTTCTGCAAATTCGTCTGTACCATCACCTAATGTCTCTGCCTGAGCAGTAGTCATACCAGTCACTGTTGAATAAGTGCCTGCAGATGGTGAGTCGTTAAGAACAGCAGGGTTAGTACCAGATTGGTCTCCGCCACCTGTGTTCCCAGCTGCGTCTTGGTTTGATAGGAATGGAATTTGTTCGTCAACTAGTGCTTCTGCGCCGTCACCAGATGCTGCTCTCGCTCTCATTGCGAAAATCAGACCTGTTGGGCCAGTCATTGGTTGAACGCCACAAATGTCGTATGCTATTAAGTTTGGCATACTTCTTCTAACTAGTGAAATTAGGATTGGGTCCCAATTGTCAACATTAGCGCCAGTTGCGTTAGTTGGTGCAGCTTCACCTAAAAACGCTCTATCTTCTCTCATTGCTTTTTCTTGGTTTTCCAAGATCAAAGTAGTCACAGCTCGTCTGTAAGAATCCTCGATTTTTGGTAAATCAGAGTGTTCTAGGACTGGCTGCCACTTTTCTTGTAGATGTTGTGTTTGAAACATTTTGGTTTCTCCTTTATCTATATTTATTAATTGCCGTTGTTTACAGCAGTTTTACCAATTGCATTAATATATTTTGCCATTGGGGAACCCTCTGTAATGTCCTGTACAGCGGTGCCAGTTTCTACTTGTTCATTATCAACATTTTTTGTTTCAGTTTTTTGTCTTGGGAAGTAAGACTCTTTGATTGTATTAAGCTTTTCAGCATAACCTTCCTCGTTTGAGTACTCAACATCTTGCGCCAAAGTTTGAAACTTCTCAATCTCTGTGTCAGTTAAGTCCGATGAAACATCGTTCATAACTTTTTCTTTAATTAAAGATGAATTAGATTCTTTCGCTTCAACAACTTGTTGAATTGTTTCTTCTAATTTTTTCTCTAATTTAGAAATTTTATCTGCCTGATCTTCAAGTACATCGTACTTTTCATTAGGCACATCGATATAGTGATCTTCAAATAATGTTTTAAGACCTGAAATGAAATCTTCAGCGATCTCGCCTTTTAGTCCTCTTTCGAGAGCAAGCTCGTTTTCTTTCATCCATTCTTCTACAACATAATTTAAATAGTTATCGACTTTTTCTGTTAAAGAGTTTCTATTCTCAGTTTGAGCTTCAATTAACTCTGAAGAATATTCATCTTCAAGTCTTTTGATTTCTGATCTGATTTTAGATTTTACAGCAGTTTCGAAAATTGTAGCTGCTTTAGATTTAAAGTCTTCAGATAGATTTGAGTCAGAGTTTAAAAGAGCATCTACATGTTCTTTAACATCTACTGATTTTAATCTTTCTTCCGTCTTAGCATCTTTCTCTTGTTCTTGTTCTTCAGACTTTTTAGACATTTTGCTCATCATTTCTTTCATCTTCATAGCATTTAATTTCTTCATGCCATCAGACATTTCTTTAAACATTTCGTCTTTAGTCTTATTCATAGAAGACTTTAAGTAAGAAGCGTATAACTCAGACATTTCATCTTTCTTCATAGATTTCATTGCCTTCATCATTTGTCCTTGCATTTCTTCAATGTCAACGACTTCTTCTTTTACTTCTTTGTCAGACGAGTCTTTATCTTCTTTTTTCTCTTTGTCTTTCATCATCATTTCAGATTTCTCGTCTTCTTTCTTTTCGTCTTCTTCTTTTAATTTTGGTGTTGCTTCAGGTTTACCTTCACCTTTTTGTGCAGGGTCACCAGAAACTTCTTTAGCCTTAGAAACGACTTTCTTGACAGGAGCATCGCCTTGGTCTGGCTCGACCACTGCTTTACCCGTATCTTGAACTTCGCCTTCTGGCTTTTTTTCCATTGGTTCGGCTTTCATTGCGCCTTTTTTAGGAGCATCAGCACCATTGGCTTCTTCCAATTCAGCCAAAACTTCCGCTTCTAATTCCTCAATGGTTTTGTCTAATTCATTAGCCATGGGGATTTCTCCTTTTTCTGTGTTAGTATTAATAATTATTTATACAAACATATTTATAAAACAGTGAATTTACACAGGTAAATTCATCCGCTGATAAACAACTGTTCGTTTCTTCTCTAGTTTTGTGGAGGTATCAACAAGGTTATTCTCGTATTCCAAATCCGTATTAGAGAATACTGTCATATTTGTTGTGACCAACACATTACTAAAAAATCTTTCATATTCTAATGTCATCTTCTCTCTTGTAGTTTCAACTAATCCCATTCTAGACCACATTTTGACAAAGATTTCTGGCATAACCTTCATCTGTCCCTTTAGTGTGTCTATATTACAAAAGACAACATCATATTTTTCGTCAACAACATCATACCGATCGATACTTCGTTTCGTAAAGATGTATTCCCCATTATAATTAAATCTTCGGATATATTCTTGATGTTTATCTTCAAGATTAAATCCTCGCCAAGTATCTGCTTCATCAATATTCTTAGCAGACTTGACATCATTATCATATTGAGCTAGGAAAAAATCTAAATTAGACATTCCACCCAAACTCAAAACTGTTTGTACATTATGATTACGAAATAGACTATTTAATATTTCTACTTCATAAAGTCCATAATGATGGTAATCTTCTTTCTCACGATTTGGTTTTGGAACACGAGTCAAATCGTCAAACCATTTGTACATAATAAACTTACCTTATGATATATTTATAAAATTTTTAAAGTTGTTTTAAAAATTTTGCAAATTCTAAACTAGACTCTAAATCTTGTTTATACTTTGCTCTTTGTTCAATTCTTTTCTTTGCTTCTGCAACATGTGCTTCAACTAATGAACCATGGTCCCAAACCCACTCTTTACCTTCCATGATACCTTCTACGAAAGCACTTGGTGCTGATGGGTCTGCAACAATATCACCTGCTGTTGCTAATTTAAAATCTGATCTTACATAGTTTGCAGAACCTCTTTGATCTAGTGAACCCATTCCTCTAGATGAAACTCCTAGTGTTGCACCTTCGTCCATTAAACTCTTAACAATCTCACCCATTGGTGTTGACATAATTTTTGCCTCACCAATTATATTATCACCTTCTTCTTTTAGTGATGTAATCATATGTGAAACTCTATCTAAGTTTACTGTTGGACCTTCTGGGTGTCCTAATTCACCGAACGCTCTATTTTTATCAATAAAGTTTTTTGTGTAAGACTTAACTTCTTTCATCAAAACTTCTTTTGGATATACTCTACCATTTCTGTTTTTGATATTAGACTGCATAAAGATTCCTCTAATCTTATAATCTTTTTTGCCGTCTTTTTCTTCTATTAAGAAATTAGATTTATTAAAGTCTTGAGCTTCTGTAATTAGTTTAACTGTTTGCATCTTACGTTATGTTATCGTACCCCGATACCTTTCTGCAATGTAATATTACTGTTCCAACTGAAGCAGACGAATTTGTTAACAGGATGTCACCTGTCACACCTGAACCTGCATTGTTTGGAATTGACGGAAGATGTTGAGCGCCTCCGTTGATTGCGCCGTTTCCGTTTAATGATAATGCAACTACATTTGATGTTGCATCAAATAAAATATCTGTTTGACTTCCTGTTGTCCATGTGCATGATACAATAGATAATCTTGGGTCAGTAGAAGCACCTGCTAATGCAGAAGCATCAACAATACTTGCAGCTGAATTTGTACCTGTTGTAGTGACTTTAACTACATGTTCAAAATCTGAATCTTTTAATGTTTGTTTTACTACTGCCATTGTTATTCCTTTTAACTCATAAATTCAGATGCCTCTTTTTCAAAATAATCATAGAGTTTTTTTTCTGGTACTCTATGTCGTTTTGCAACATCTGTTATTGTTTTCTCAAAATTATTTAGGAAATTTGAACCCTTAGAATCCATTTTTTTGAATAAATCATCAATCGCTTTTCGCATTTTAGGCGATTGTCTTCTATATTCTCTAGATTTCTTGTACTCATCACCTTCGAATACCGATAAGTATAAGTCTTCAAATTTCACTAGACTACTCCTCGCTTGTTTCAGCTGGAGTCGCATCAATATGATTATTTACTAAACCTCTTGCAACTTCAATCTTTTTAGTTTCGATTGCATCTGCAATTTTAGTTTTCATCGTGTCTTTAAATGCATCTTCGGCATCTAACATATTACCTTTAGATAATGCATCTACTATTTTGTCTGAACTCATAATAATCTCCTTTAGTTATTATTTATATCATCAGCGTCAGGTCCGTCTGCTGGAGGTTGATCTGCTGGTTGCATAGGTTCTGGCGCAACTAATGGTGCTCCACCAAATGATGGTACTCTTGTAATACCATCTGTATTAGGTACATCTACTCCACCGTCATCAACATCTGCACCTGACTCACGCTTCATTTGTTGTTGCATTTCTTTAATTTCAAAGTCTGTCATTCTTAATACTTGTTTGTAAACAAACTCTTTACTAAAGAAAGTACCTATGTAGTTTTCAACTGAACCTAACATATTAATTCTGTCATTCAATAATTCCTGTGCTTTTAATTCTGCAAAGTGACCGTCTTTTAAGAAGTCAAATTGAATGTGTTCTTTAATCTTTGGCCACTCTTCAACATTGATTACACCTTTTAATACTAATTGTGTTTTCAACATGTCTAAGAATAGTGGTACAAATTTCTTTCTAAGTCTTTGGATAAACTTAGTAAATTTTAATTCGTCTCTTGTAATCTCTGTCGATCTTCCTAATGAGAATGATTGCTCTGCTTCTAATCTTGAAATAGGAACATTCAACGATCTGTAAAGTTTTCTTTGGAAGTAAGTAATATCATCTATCTCACCTAAGTTAGAACCACCAGGTAAAGTTGTGATCTCTGTTCCTCTTCCACCTTCTCTTCTAGGCAACCAAAAGTCTTCAAGCATTGACATGTGATTTCTATCGTCTCTGATCTCACCTGTCTTCGCATCATAAACAAGTTTGTTTCTGTATCTATTCATAACATCTTTTAGATACTGCTCTGCTTTAATCTTAGGTAAATTACCTACATCAATATAAAAAATTCTTCTTTCTGGTGCTCTTGATATTCTGTAAATAACTAAACTGTCTTCAATCATTCTTAACTGATTGACAGGTTTAATTGCTTTATGTAAATATGATAATACTTGATTTTTATTTGCGTCAATCAAACCAGACGGACAATATGTAATAGAGTCATCTGCAATCTTTAGACCTTGGTTCATCATACCTTTCAACATCTTCTCGTTGTAAAGATAATAATCTTGTTCTTGTTTAACTAAGATTGAACCTTGAGGACCAGGTACTTTTTGAACTGCTTTTACTTTTCTGATTTTTCTAGGGTCAATATATCTTACTTCTTGAATACCTAGTTTAGGATTTTTTGAATCAATAATTTTGTGATAAAATAATCTTCCGTCAACATACCATCTTCTAAAGATGTCATGTCCTTTAGTATCAAAGTCAAGTAGAGACAATACTTCATCGAAAGCTTGTCTCATACTTTTCTTAATTTTATCTGAGTATTCTAGATTATCTAATACAAGGTCAACAGACTTGTCTCGTTCATCTGATACAATTGCTTCATTTACAATATCTTCAACTGCACTATCACACTCTGGTTGTTGTGCAATATCTCTATATCGTCTAATGAGGTCAAGGTCATTTCGATCTCTTCCGTCTATATCTAAGACTTGAGCAAAATGTCCACCACCCGATATTTCGACTGTACCGTCATCGGGTGACTTTTGAACGAACCTATCCTCTGGTGCCGTTGGTTTTATTTTTTCGAATTTAAATCCGAATAGCTCTGCCATAATATACTCCTACTATGTTTAATTACTATTTAGTAGATCGCTTAAAAGTTAACACCACTTGCTTCAAAGTGTTGATAACGCCAAGTCACCTCAAACTCTTCAATTGCATTTGTTGTTTCGTAAGCAACATCAATTTGTCCTAATGTTAAAGGATATGCATTTCTGAAGATGTAAGTTTTCAAAGTTGTATCGTCTCTGTCTAATTGTTCAATTGTTAAGTCTGATTGATAGTCAGCAGAGTTGATAACACCAGTGTTATTTGCTAAATCATTAATACCATTCATCCAACGCTCGATTGCATTTCTGATATTAAAGTCAGTGTCGTTCATAAATGTTGTAGTCCAAGTTTCAAACTCTCTGTCACCAGTCACATAGATATTTCTACCTCTGAATGGAACAGCTATTTCGCCAAGTGTTTGACCTGGTAAGTTTGAAGACTTTGCTAAGAAACTTGCGTTTCTAACATCTAATCCTGTTGCAATACCTGAAGGTGGTGTAATAGTCACTCTAAACTGATTAGGTCTTGCGCCACCACCAGCTAGATTTGCTTTAAAGTCGTCTATATTTGCCATGATTACGCTCCTCCTACTTCACTAAATGCAACACCTGTTCGTGTAGCAATAAAGTTTAGTGTTATGAAGTTAATACTTCTTGCAGGTTTAACATAAACATCTGCAACAAATTCATTTCTATCAACAACAACACCTGTATTGTTTGTACCGTCACATACAACTTGGAAGTCGTCAATTCCTCTTCTTCCTTGTATATCTCTTAAAAACGGTTCTACTAAGTTTTTGAATTGCGCTCTAGTAAATGCATCATTAAATTCAAACAATTGAAATTTAGATGCTGTACTGATCGCCTTTTCAAGAACGATAAACAATCTTCTAACATTTATCCTATCAAATGCACTAGGAGTTGTCAAGGCAGTTTTATCACCGAATAGGGTGACACCTTGGCCTGGAAAATTAACTACTGGGTTAACTCTCGCTGAGTATAAGTCGTCTCTTTGTGACTGATTTGGATTGAATGATAGTTTAACTGCACCTCTGATTGTTCCTCTATTGAAACCTGCTGGTGAGAAAAATACATCAGCAACATCATCGGTTCTAGCACATAGTCCAGCAATATCACCGTTAAGTGGTATGTATCTGTAAACATCATTGTATCTGTCGTACATATATTTGTATCCACTATCTAATACTGCGTATGATGAACTCGGAAGTGTATTAGCTGCATTTTTAACATTAGTTGTTTGTGTGTTTGCGTCTGCAACTCCAACGGTTGCTGCTCTATGTGGCGATATAAATGCCATACAATCTAATCTACCTTCTGCAAGATCAATTAACATTGTACCGTGTGTGTCATAGTTTGCTTGTGTGTCAGCTGCTATTGATGAAGAACCACCAATAATTAAGTTGACATCAACATTTTCTGCGTCTGCAAATTTATTATATGCGATTGAGATTTCCCCATTTGTTAATGAGTAGTCATCTGTTCCACCTGTTAGTGAATCAACTACTGGTGTATCTACTGCTGTAAATGCTGTACCTGAAGATATATCTGTTCCCCAATTTGAACCTGCTGTTGGGTGATCAGTCCAATATATGTTTGTTGACTGAGAAAAAATAACATCTGGGTAGTAGTTTGAATTACCTTGTGGTGTTTTTGCACTTGGGTGTTTAGACAATGCTGCGTAAGTTTCAAGAACTGCTTTTGTTCTTTGACCTGCAACATCAACATCAAATCCTGTGATGCTTCCTGTTGTGTCATAAACTACGATGTGTAATTCGTCTGCTGTTCCTTTTGAATTTTGAGTAGAGTAAGGTGATGTACCTGGTGCTCTGTCAAATAAATCAGCAAATCGCCATCTTCTTCTAATGAAACTATTGTCTGCAACTGCAGCCGCAAGTCCAGCACCATTAGGGTCATCTTTTTTTCTAATAGTTAATACATTTGTACTTGTATTAATAGCTGTCACTTCGTACTCAATACCTTCGTGACCAGTAAGGTCAGCGTGATTGGCTATTGTTGCGTTGTCAGCACTTGAAAATGAAATCATGTCACCTACATTAAATGCATAACCTGATGCATCTGCATCGTCAACTGTTATTGTTGTTGCACCTTCTGTGCCTGCACCGTTGACTAAGTTATTGGAACTAAGTCCTTGTTCATATGCTGTTGCAGTAGCACAGATAGCAACTCCAATTGAATTGCCCCATGTTCCTGCTGATCTTGCAGCCCATTCGCCATGCGAACCTTGACCTGCTCTGAATGACTGTTCGTAATGATCGTCATCCCTAATTAATATTCCGCTGTTTGCTCCTGCGTTAACAATAGCTGATTCTGCTCTTACTATTCTTAGTGTGTTTCCATATTGTAGGAAACTTGCAGCTGCTAGCCAGTTTTCAAAGTTGTTAGAATTTGGTTTTCCAAACTTAGAAACTAGATCACCTTCTGAAGTGACTGTCTGTATAGAACCAACAGGACCTTTTTCAAATGCGCCAGCGATAGCACCTATTGATGTAGCAACTGCTGGAACGACATTCGTTAAATCGACTTCATTTACCTGTACTCCAGGTGATACTAAAAATGCCATCGTTGTTCTCCTTGTTAGTATTTGTATAATATTATTCGAATAATACTGTTTTTATACTTGTATTTATAGAAATAAACATTTCTACATGTTAATTTTATATGCCTTAGTATTTATAAATACTTAAAATGCAAACTCATTATGAAAAATACAAAGAAACAATCAAGAAAGTAGCAAGAAGAAATTACTCTAAAAGAGTTTCTTGGGTGAACAAACACCTTGATCAGTCCTCTTGTCAACAATGTGGGGAGTCTGAAACCATTTGTTTGAAGTTTCATCCACATGACGCTGAAATAAGAAAAAAGTCTAAAGTCACAGGGATTAACACAGAAGCAAGAGAAGAGATTACAAGATTGATTGAAAAGTCTAGAGTTATCTGTCATAATTGTTGGATTAAATTAGACAATGATCTAATTGAACTACTTTAACCATATATAAACTTTAATATCCTCATCACTATACAATCTATATGAAAAATCTTTAGGTTCTGATATTTTAAGTATTTCTAATAAATCGTAATTATCTTCTAGTGTTGTTATATTCTTTTCATTCTTTTTAATGAAATCCATAATTTCGTTATTTTGTTCTTGTATGTGCCACCACATACCCTCTAAATTTTCATACCATTCATAACTTGGATATTTTATATTAAATCCACCTGCCTGTTGCCACCATCTATAACACTCATAGTCTGGTCTATAAACAAATACTATGGGATATCCATATTCTTTTAACTTATCGAGATCATAAGAAAAGGTGTGGGATTTTATTATTCTTTTTCCTTTACCAGAAAAAGGTTTATCCCACTCCTCTCTTTGAGGTCCAAATTCCATACCTGGGTCAAAATAAGAACCAACATGTTTTACTTTTTTGTTTTTGAACACCCGATCTTTTTTATAATCAGTTTGATCTATATCTTTTGATGTATAGATATCTCTGACCACACCAGA